CAAGCCCGTCCAGAGACTAGTTCTGTCCCAACACCAGCACCGGGATCTGGAGATGGTCCAACCCCCGGACCAAAATCGATTGGTGGTTGTGGTGGTTGTGGCAGCATGGGTGGCGGTGCAGGATTTGGTAATCCTGATTCTGGCGCATCTATAAGCAGAAATATCAGAAATGCATCATATGGATTATCCGATGGAAATTACGACTATAACACTATTACCAATGTTAAATATGATGAATCTGGAGAATTAATCCCCAAAGCTCGTTTCGGTCTAAATAACGAAGATTGTTAATACCGTGGGATTATAGCAACAACAGCATCGTAGTGTTCTTGACTGTCAAATTTATTATCCAACCGTTCCACTATAGGTTTATCTAGGGACTCTGAAACATACTTCCTAGAATCTGGATAGTATTTCAAATACTTATATAGTGTGGTTATTGGTATATGTTTGGAATTTTCTTTAACCAATTTTATATAAAATGTTGGGTAATCTGGGTAATAAAATAGAGAATCGGTCCAACCATCAGCCCTCAATGATGTAATGTAATCAGAGAATCTTTGTGCATGGTCATTCATGCCTTGGAATATTATTTCTTTGGCTCTTTTTATGATTTGTGGTGCGGTGATAGGTGATGTTGTAAAGTTTGGAGGACAATATACCGTCATGGTTTTTTTCTGATTTCCATCAGAATCGCATATGAATCCATCAATAACCTGACAACCACCACTTCTTATAACCTCAACCTGTGCTAGAGCAAGGGGGAAGAATTCGTTGAATCCGGCACTAAGAACATGACCTAAAGATATTCTCGGATCACCAACACCCGTCAATGCCGCAAAATTTAAAACCGTTGCACTATAATCTATAGGTTCTGGAAAAAATAAAATAGGATCGATATTGTCAATGCCAGCCATTTTCATAACCTCGCACAAAAATGGCCTAAATTCGTTAATATCGAAATATTGCGAAGTAACCGATGCGAATATTGACGGGTCTAAACTGGGGGTTTTACATATGGGATCGGGCATCATTCATCTCCTTCGTTTTGATATTTAAAAAATACAATCTTTAAAAATTCCATCATAGCATCTTTATCTTTAGAATTTTTATAATTAGAAATCATAATACGTTCTCCATCCATACTATAACCAAAAACAATAAAAGAGTCCAAGTATTCGGTAATAACATTACGAAGTATTTCAAAATCTCTAACCTGTCGGTTAGGAAGATCCTTAGATTTCTTTAACCAATCGTTGAGAAAGTCTCTCAATTCTTTCTCGTTGATTGCATCGAACACCTTTTCCCTAATTTTATTCAAACCGTGCGAAGAAATGGGTGGTGTTAATGTATCAGTCTTTGTTTTAGTGGGTATTTTCTTTCTCATATCTAATACTTATCGATTAATATAAGTATCAGATTTGTGATTAATTCCAAATTTAACAAGATATTCCACAATAACCTCGACTGAACTTGTTTTAATTTTGAAATTTTCGGGAATATATTGACCACCATCGTTCATTTCGAAATATTCTTCACCCATTTCATTTCGGTTGTTGAAACATGTGATGAACACTGTTGATATTCCTTGATCAACCACAACTGTCCATGATCTAGGATCAGCATAACCATATGTGATGTAAACTTTATCGCATATGTATCCCGAATCTCTCAACCTTTTAATGAAGTAGCTCGATGTTGTTATTTTATTTTTTGCCATTTTATTTAATTAGAGCACTTACAATATATTTCAACTCAACAGCATCTTCGTCGGTAACCTGAAAAATGATAAGTTTGAATTTATTGTTGATTTTTACGGTTACATCATTTTTGATAGCCGCAAGATTTTTGAAAATTTCCAAACTGATAGGAAAAGACTCGGTAATAGGTTCACCCTCATAAGTTTTAGTTAGAGGAATTGTTATGTTATCAATATTTTGCAAAGTTTCGTCATCGATCTTGGCACATATATTTTCTTCATCATCAATGAAGAAATATACCTTAGATGCATCTGTGGCAAATGATGAGGCACTAAGAACCTGTTTGGCCTTTTCGGATGTAATAACAAATACCGTGTTGAAATCTAACATTGAAAATTTGCTAGGTTGGATAGTGCATTCCTTAATAACCGAATCGTCTACTAAGTGATATGTGAAATGCGTTTTTTCGTTATCGCCATTTACATTTTGGCATACAATATTATTTGTAGATGTTTTAATCGTAAATTCCCCATCAGATCCTAAACATTTCAAACCCGTTAAAAACTTAGGAATAGAAATAATATTAAGTTTAATAGCTTCATCAATCTCAATTGGAAGAATTGTTTTAGCATATAGAATAACGGAGTTGTCGATAGATGAACATACAGTGTAAAATACATCTTTATTTGTTTTTAAGATACAACTTTCAGTAATCCTGCTAACTGGTTTGATAATTTTTTCCAGATAGCTTTTAGGGATAGGGATTGTTTTATTAGACATTCGGTTGGTGAATCGTTATTAAATTTGGGTTGTTTTTCGGTTTGGGCTTCGTCGGTGTTTTCGGTTTGGGCTTTTTTTTAGCATTTTGTTTAATCAAAACATCACACAATGTCTTGATATTAGCATCGATGCTCTTCAATGTCAAAGAAATTTCTAACATATGATCTACGGGGTTCAAATCAGGCGATGAAATAGTTAAAATCGGATGATTTGTTTTCGGTTCAACTACATTAGAAATATATTGATCTGTTGGTGTAATATCTACCGTTGGTGCATCGGGTAGAGGTATAAGATCTGGAACGTTGTGCTGAACATTATTATGCTGAGTAACATCTGGAACTTGTTGCATAGCCTGAGCATTCAACATTTCCAACAATTTTGCCTCATCTTGATTTCCTCCATAATGTTGAGGTTGTCGATAAGCATTGGGGTTTGCCGAATTGACAACATTTCTAATAAACTGACCAGTATCTAATCTACTTGCGGGTGTCAACATTCCTTCCGTTTGGGAATCAACAGTTTTAAGTTGGCTACCAATAAAGGTAGCCAACTTAGCAACTTCTAGATGATCTAGTGTATCGGACATATTAGAGATTCTTCAATAATTCGTCCAATTCTGGATCAGTTACCGAATCCCCATCTTCATCATCTTCTTTTGCGACTTTACCTTTTTTGGTCTTCTTAGGAGCAGGGGGTTCAACATCATCTTCTTCATCATCATCTTCATCATCATCATCTTCAACTTCAACCGAAGAATTTGTCGAAGTTACCTTGCAGAACCAATCGCGATCCAGAACCTTTTGGATCTCATCATAAGATTGGTGAGTATACATAGTATTCAGAGAATGGATCTTCTCATATACAGTGTCAATATCATCAAGTCCTTCGATTTCCGAAGCCGATTGGAATCTCGACATTGTGTAGTTAGCAAACCCACCTTCATTTTCGGTGACCTTAATCTTTAGGTTGCAACCTTCTGGAGAAAGATCAAACACCTTTGAGCCAAATTCATCAGAATCATCTCCGGTGATTGCGGAATCCACAACGCTTGCCAATTGTTTACCATATCGAAGGATCTTAACCTGACCTTGGTTTTCGGGGTTGGTAGGATCTTTGATCACATAGACATTGACCATGTGATATTCGTTCCTACGTAGGGCAGAAATCTCTTTCTGCTTTTCTTCGTCACCAGTCTTCCACACTTTGCTTCGATATTCGTCGATAGGGCAACGATCACCGTAAGAATTTGGACAAAAAACGTTGACCATTTTCTGATCAGCATTAGATTTCCAAATGTGAGCGAAATAATGGAAAATCGTGTTTTCGATATCCTCTACATTAGGAACCAAACGGACGATATAGGTGTTACCCTTTTCCATTTTGATGATATCCTTGAACATGGAATTATCGGAGGTTGATTTTTGGTTTAATGAGTCTTTAATGGACTCGAACATATTTTCGTTGTATTTTGACATATTGGTTTGTTTTCTATTGTTGTTATATTAGCACTAATCTATTTGGTTTGCAAATTTTTTTCTACAAAATTTGATATTTTCTTTGTAGCCGTAACCACAAACGCTTTTGTTTCGGGAGAATTGTAGTAATCCATTTTCATCTTACCGATGTTCTGGGCTAAATCTCTAAGATATAATTGTCGTTCATCTTCTTCGAGTGACGTAATTATACTCATCACATCACCCATTTCCATAACACTATAAATGTTAATA